GTCGATCATGGTGAGTCCCTGAATATCAGGCCCCGTGGAGAATTACTCCACGATGTTGCGGACGACCTACCATTCTTCGAAGAATAGTAAGTCTCGATCAGCAACTGCACCTAGTTTCGCTCGACGCTTCCGACAAACTTTATTCGTCGATTGCGCGGGGAATCCCACATTGGGGTCCCACGAGCGGTTCCTATTAAGAGTTTGCCAATGCATGTAACTACCCAACTCGGGGACGTAAACCTTCTCAGTAACCCGGCTAAGCCGGTATTTCTGATGGCGTCCGTCCACGAGCTGTGTATCACATGTTAGGTCAAACCCTCCCCGAAGATCCTCTGGGACAAACCTGGCTAACTCACACCATAAGGTGTAAGCCTCCGGGTATACAAACTGACGAGCATCGTCAGCCAGAGCCCAGCGTCGGAATTGGTTCAGCACACGGATAAGATCCGTGAGATGTTCTGGTTCTCGACGTAGGTAGAACGGGGTGACGTCTTCTCCGTTATAGTAATGTCCACCACAGGATTCCCGAAAATGGGAACCCCAAGTGAACGACTTATCCATGTTCAGCGAGAAACCAAACTCGCCGAGCACGGTACGGGCCGCTTCGAACATTCCAGAAGGAATGATCAAATCGTCACCGTAAACGGAGATAACGCCAGAGACGCCTTCAAAATAAGCGACGGTTCGCATAAGAGCCCAAAAGATTAAACTTTCAAGCTCAAATGTAAAACCGTTACCCATCGACGAAAACATCTCTGTTTCGGTAATAACTCCATCTACTACCACTTGACGGCTCCTAATATCATTAAGATAAAGGAACCAATCCCGTGGTAATAGCGCCTCGACACAACTAGTCGTGATGCTATCGGATGCCGCAGAGAGGTCGATAGTGGATAAATCTCCAGTAATGGAGCCCACTTTCGCCAGACGACGGTTTATCGACTGATCATTTAAGTTGATGCCATGACGAAGTAATCGGGACCTGATATAGGAACCGACACCTTTCTGAAGAAACATATTGATCTCTGGCTCTTTACAAGCGCAGCGGTCAATATCCGATTTCTTAGGAACGGTGAACAACACTGCGCCCTCTACGAGATTTAATTCGTAGAAAACCTGGTGCTGTCGATACAACTCCGACAGCCGATGGATCACATCGACGTAGATAGTTGCATCCTTCGTTACGTCTGCCTTACCGCAGAACTTGTGAGCCGGTTGGCTCTCTGTTCTACGGCGACCCGTCGAAGCCCCACCCGAGAATGATCCCAAGACGAGCTCATCACTGAGCTCACCGAGGACCAAACTCACTTGGTGTTGGGCGACTCTAAGAAAGTTGTAAAATGTGACCCGCGGCATAATGTTGTAGCCGCGATCCATTCCACGCAAACGTGCATTTGTTGCAGCGTTTGTTCGTTCCGAGTCTTTCCACTTCCAGATTGCGGCTTCACGCCGCTCAGCTGGAGAAGCGGTACCTTGTCCGCAGAATTTGGACAGGTATTCGCTGTGGAGGTGTTCGGAATCGAATCCTCTCTTAGCAAGCCCTTCTGAAATGAAGGACTTGAGTCGGTTACGGCAAACCTCAGGTAACTTAACGTTGGCATTAGCCAGTACGTTTCGTCCCTGTTTGCGATACTTCCGATGCTTTTGCATACGTTCACTCCTTGTGGATGTGTGGTATCTATCACTGCGACAAGTATACTTACTATCGCCGTGCCGAAAGCCCCTAACGAAAGGGCTGTACGGGACCTTTGACGCCGTTTCAGATTACTCCGAAACTTATTGCGCGCTGGGGTCATTATCAGTCTCCTCCATTGGGTCATCCCAGTCTAGGTGGGTTTTGAAATCCACCCAGAGCTCCAAACCGAAGTAGTTGATTTTAATCAACCCTTCGACAGGGAGTATAGCTGGAAAACCGTCTGGCGGAACCATCAGTAGATATCGCTCAAATTAACGAGCGTATCGTTCATCATGGTCTGAGTAGAAGCAAGACTCTTCTCCAAAAAGGAGACAGCGTCTTTACGCTCCTGATCAGTACTGGTAGCATCGAAAGTAAAGTTCGCTTCGACGATCGCCGAACGCACCACCACTGGGGTAGAAATCCCATTGATGGTTTGCGTCTGAACGACCGGCAACGTGAACCGTACCGACGGTCGATACTTCCCGTTCGAAAAGCGAAGACCGACGGTCATCCGTCGATCTGCCGCTGGGACCCCTGTCTTCTCAGTGAAGATATGGACTCCATTGGCATCATCGCCATCGGGCGTGAAGGTATGGGCAACGGGTGTCGCCGCTCGATCAAGGATCGAGATGGTGCTACGAGCAGCCATTTGGTAGTACTCCTTCATTTATATGAGGGTGGAAGCCAGTTGTCTGGCGTGTACATTCGTCCTAGAGCATGCAACGGAAAGTTTTATTTCCGAGGCAGAGCCATGATAGAAACGGCAAGAGCTTTATACTTCCTGTCGCTTTTATCCTTACGGAGACGAAGAGGATCCTGATCAAAATAGATTCCGGGCAATGGGAAGGAATTCAACCTAGTTCGGTTGTAACCTTCATATTCCATACGCCCGGTAGCCGGACTTATAACAGTTAAAGGTCGCGATTGAAAAGCGACCCCGGCATTTTGATAAGACCATCGTGCCGAAACACGGCGCGACTGGGATCCATCTACGAAAATTAACCCTGCTGGCGCAGAAAACGCTTGCAGAACTGGCCCAACTGGGATGAACCAGTCGACAACAAAAGAGTATGGAATTAACTCCCATATCAATGATGTCGGGTTAACTAAACCGAGTTGGTTCAAAGTCCGAATTCCCTTTTGATTAGGGTCGATGCGTGCCCAAAGAGACACGGTCGTTCTGGATTCTCCAGAGATTCCTTTCCAATCTTCATTACGCGTCAGAGACGCATTGTAATAATGTTGGTCAGGAGCGGACAAAGAACGAAACGAGGTTGCGCGGGCATTAAGTAAGAGGTCCGCGTTTCCAAGTTTCTTCCCAGACTCGGTAAGGCTGTAAATATCTTGCATCAATGGTTTAAAACCATAGACATACTCGAGGTACTTGGAAGCGATCTTACGATCGACTCCGCCTCTGATCAAGTCCTGATAGGTCTTGGTCAAGTATGGGAGGACAGCCTTATCTTTTCTCATCCGTACTAATCCCTCATAGAGAGATTTACACGGATTATAGAAAAGACGAACGGTTTGTCCAAGTGTTGCAAGATTCTCACCTAGGTTGACCTTTGCGTCAGCCAACTTGTTGAGAGCCTTCGTTACAGCTTCGTTCGTTTCCATCGTTGGGAACGATGGAGGACCGAACACATTTGGTATACCTAAATCGGAAGATAACCGGAAAATCCAGTTACCCGATTCGTCGTTACCATTTGTGAAGCCGCCAGGACTTGTCGTAATATGGCCATCACGGCCAGGCACCGGGTTCTTATAGAGAGAATTCTCCCTATTTCCCCGATGCTTGATCAGTGAAGATTTGCCATACGACGTTGAACGGCGGAAACGAGTGCCGGAAGGAAGAGTAATCCAGGTTCCTTTTACAAGGGCTGGATCCGATACGAAACGAGTGAACTCATAATATGAGCTCGTCGTTCCGGGCGGAACCCCATCGTCTTTTGTGAGACGAAAGGAATACTCTCTTTCGGTAGCCATACGTCATTCCTTCTAGGAAAGGCGTCATGAGACGGGGATTGACAACAACCCCATGGGAGCCCTTCG